AGTTTCAAGTCCTGTAAAAGTGTTTCCGTAATATTGCCTTTCTATTGTTACAGGATCGCCCTCAATAACTATTGGCACTATGTATGATATTAGGTTTGGACCTGAAAAGCCTCTTGCGTCAAAGAAAGTTCCATCTCCATTTTTAATTCTAAATGTAGTGTTTCCGTTTCCGGGTTGTGTATTACTTGAATTTCTTACACGATATGCAACTGGCAACGTTGTTTCTACCGGTGTTATAGTTGGGGTAGCTTGTGCATATAACAAAGACCCTAATGCTAATCCATTATTGACTACATATGAAGTGTCGTTTGTAGTTATACCATAAAACTTGTAATAAATAGTATCACCCGCAGACAATCCTGTAATTTGATATTTTATATCGCCTGATAATGTGTTTTTGTTTTGTGACGTAGTATAATAATTTATGTTTGTTGCTGATCCCGATCTTAATGTGTCTACATTTACAGAATCCACGTCTGATTTTGTTGTAGAATAGAAAAAGCCATACTCCTCTATTTGAGACGTAGTACCTATTTTTCCTAACTCATTTACTCTAAATGATATTACTACTTCTGTACTTGTAGCCGTACTTGCTAAAGCACTTAAGTCAGGTGGTGTAACAACTAATGACTTACCACTTTCAATGACTTGTGGTATGTTTGAAACAGTTACGTCTTCAGGCACAACTTCGGTTGTACTTATAACTTCGAGACCCTCTGTATTGTTTGCACTATCAACCCTAACAATACCACTATCTGCGGTTATTTCGTTTGTGTCAGCAGTAATTTGCGGTTCAGTTGAAACTTTTAAGAATTTGCTTGGCACTATTGGGACTTGCTCTACGCTTGTGTTTATCAATTCCAAGTTGCTTTGTAATGTAGAAAAGTTTGTGACGATCTTATTGATCTTGTAAACCTTATTAAAAATTACAATTTTGTCAGCTAGTGTTAAATCTTGTAAAATTGACACCGGTAAATACGCCTTAACTTTTGTTAATCTTCTGCGTATGTCAAATACGTCTTCTATGTAAGATTTATAGTATTTTTCAAATAGAGTTTTTTCAAATGGCACTCCTTGAAACTCATTAGTCTCTGCGTTAAAGTTTATGTTATCACTAGAGTCATCATTCAAAGTGTTTGATAGATACAAAGAATTTGATGGCACAAAATAAGACGTTATTGGTTGCACACTACCACCGGAATCTAAAACCCCTATCGTAGTGCCTGAGCTTAATACAGGATAAAACAACAAAGGTTGTGGCAAATAAGCCTCTTGCTTTTCGTCAGCACTCCATCCCCATTGCACATTTGTATTCGAACCTCCTGTAACATTTTTTAACCTTTCAAACAAAAAATGATCAAAAGGTAATTCTATTGTGTAGGTTTGTCCATCAAATTTTTGACTTTCATTGTAATTAAGCGTACCCCATTTTCTATTGAATAATTGCTCAAAGTTTTTAGCTAGAAAACTCTCATCACCTTTGTATGTAAAATTTATTTGTTTATATGGTAACACACTATCTACAATAGAGGACTCTTTGTCTATAAATTCTGTAACATCCCTATACGTTGTACTTGATGCGTAAAAGTTGTCTAGCGTTTGGATTTTTATAGTTTTGTCATCCTGTATAAATGCCGTTAAATTAAACATCTTAAATATTCCTGTCAGAAAATCTATGATTTTAATCTTAGGTAATTGCTCAGTTATTTGTACTTTTTTCTCTGTTATAGTAACTGCAGTTCCTGTGAACCCTATTGTCCCTAATGTAGTTTTCACCCTTGGACTTATTGTAAATGTAGCTACCGTTTGTGACTCTATTGCGAAGGTGTATGTGCCATCTAGAATAAAAAAGTAGTCTTGCATAAATTGATCCCCTGTAAGGTCTTTATACGTCTTCAAAACTTCTCCATCTCGATATAAATACAAAGTATAAACGGCAGATTGATTTGTCGTAGCTACGCTGAATCTAAGTTGCCTAGTTCTTTGATTGTGTACTCCTGAAGATAATTTACTTTTATTTACAAAATAATTTCTGTATAAATCAATTACAGAGTTTTTATTAGACCCACTTTTACTTGCAAGTTTAAAGTCTGTAAATTTAACTTGCTCGGGTTGATCGCTAAACATTGATCCTACTTTATTGTGTAGCCACAAAAACAAATTGTAATAACTCGGATTGCTACTAGCAAAAAAGTCTTTTGAAAATGTAAAACCATCTTCAGTAAAAAATTTACGCTCAATAGCTTTTATGATTGCGTGTACTCTTATTGCTGGTTTTAATTGATCAAACTCAACTCCTTTATCTTCTCCAACCGCATATGCTAAATTTGCTATTTGGTCTGTATTAGCAGATGAACTTCCAGAGTCATATATTAACCTTTTAGTGTGTGTAATTAAAGGCACTAGCAAAACTTCAGGGAATACGACACCGTCCATAGTTTTTGAACTGGCGGTGTTTAGTAAATTTTGAATGTTCGTATCTGAATACTCAAACTCTAATTCTGTAAGCGTAGGCAAATCACTCAAAGTAGCCTCGCCAATTTTGTCTTTTAGATTTACGGTATTGCCGAAAAAAGTAAGTTTGTATGTGTGCGCTTTGTTTATTTTTAGTGTAGTGCCTTCTAGTTTTACTTTGCCTTTTTTAAATAGCTTGTAGTTTAAATACAACTCGGCATCTACTTTTTTTCTAGCGTCAAAACCATTTAATATTTCGTAATTGTAAAAATGCTTAAATATTTTGTTGTTTGTTTTACTAGCTGGTACAGAAAATGTTTGACTAAAATCAGAAAATATTTTTTCAATATCCCTGACGTCTTGTATAGCTTGTGTTAAAGTAACCGATTCGTCACTAAACATTTCTACTAATTGATTCTCTACATATAATTGTAGTGCGATCATCTCACGTTGTTTATTTTATTAAACGCAAATTCAAAGTCTACGGTGTAATTAATTAGTTTGTCGTTTAAAGACGTTTTAAAAGTGAAGTCTTTTGAGGTTGGTACAACCGGCAAAGTTTTGTTTTCGTATCGGATCCATACATTTTTAGACAAAAATAACTCCTCTATTGTAGCGTTGCTATCTTCATTAATGAATCCGGTATTCAATTTTATTTTACTTTTAGCATTTACATTGTATCTAGTTTGTTGTGATCTATATGTGTCATAACTAACTGTGCTATTTTCTATGATATTACTTTGGAAACTTTCGTCACTTACTGTAAAGCTTTCAGTTGTTTTTTTGAAAAAATACACGTCTTGAAACGCACCGTTTTTGTTTACGAATGTAACCTTGTAACTTGTAAATTTAGGTTCGCATTGATTAACGACATTAATTGTCCTAAGTAAAGTAGAGTCATCCGTATCATAAACTTCAATACTAGAACTGTCCGCCGGTATTGTAGCATATTGTATTTTTTGATTTGAATTACCGTTATCACTAATCTCAGTTGTACTACTATCAATAATTATTTTGCCTACTCCGGGCGCATATAATGGTAGTTTTCCCGCGACACCTTCAGGCAAATAAATAGTATTAGAACTAATCAATGCGTTTGTAGACGTTTGTGGGTTTATTTCTTCTTCATAATATCCATAACCATCTAATGCTAGATAGGTTGTCGTGACAGGACTTCCATACGTAAAAGTCACACCTGTATCATCTACAAGTGTAGTTATTGCCGTAACCCATTTTGTGATTGATTGATAATCGTTATTAAATGACATATCTAAATAATCCCTTACCAACTCTGCAATCTCAAAAACTATTTTAGTTTCGCCTGGTATTATTTCTTTTTGCAAAGAATATTTTAAATCAGTAGAGTCATAGTTTGACGATGTGCCACTATAAATATATAATTCTAAGTTTGCTGTTTTTAACGTTGCCATATTAATTAAGTTTGAAAGCCATCACCATCACCACCACTTGCACAATCCCACAACCAAACGTCAATTATGACCCCTGCGTTATCTATTTGCCATATGTAAAATGGTCCTGAAGATGTACTTACTATTGAGTTATTCAAAAAGGTGTCTACTCTGTAATAATCAGATCTACCAGCGAAAGGTTGACCGTTTGCCGTACAAACAGTTTCTCCATACGCATCTTGTATATCTGTAGCAGTACTTAATATTTGAGTGTTTGCTCTTAAATTGTATCCGGATTGACAAAAGTCGCTTTCTACAACTGCAACAAAATCTAAAGCTATATAATAAACAACGCTACCACAAACTGGAATATTTGCAGGTTGCGTTACTACTTTTGTGCAAACAATATCTGAACCTGAGTTAGAATATCCACTTGGCGCATTTATAGTTAAAGAAAGTGTCCTACTTGTATCTACACTTACAACTGGGAAACTCTTAGGACTAAAATCAGTTAATGTACCCGCGCTTGTTTCTCCAAACCTTATAGTGCCATCTGTATATATGCCTTGGTTTGTTAAGGTTAAATCGTCACAAGTAAATGCGGTTAATGATGTGCCGGGTTGTGAAAATGTTTTACTACATTCTATTGTGGCTCCTGTATTAGTATATCCACCGGGTACTGTAATATCAAAAAACAAAGTTACGTCTTGCGCACTAGTTGTTGAGTTAGCAGGCGCTTGTGTTATGGTTGAGCCTCCTGAAGTCAATTTTCTAGCGGTTATTGTTCCTATTAATGAAGGATCTGTTATAGTTCCATCTTGTGCTATTGAACCTCCGGACAATCCAGCGTCTTCACAAGCAAAAGCAGATTGTGCATTAATTGTAACTGAAATAGATTGTACGGCTGAGCAAGTATTTACACCTTCATCAGATGCTCTAACATATATAGTATTAGTGCCTCCCACATTTAAACTCGTAATTGTTAATGTGCTTCCGGACATTGACGTATGCACAAAACCTTGGTGGTAATTATTTACGACATAATCTGTAATTGGTCTACTATTGCCTTCTGAAAAATACGACGACATATCGATTGTCACTGTATTGCCTCCTGCATCTAAAGTTTGACTAGGTACGCTTCCATTAAGTACAGGACCATCTACACAAGACGGCGTAGCACCTGAAGTAACTTTTGCGGGTTGTGTCGTAGTTAATGTACAATCTAAAAAAGCGTCACTAGAATTACTGAATCCATTTGGTATTGCTATTTTAAAAACAACTGTTCTATTTGTGTCTGTGCCAACCGTTGCATATTTGTCATTGCTGAATCCAGCGTCACTACTTGTAAAAGAATCTAATGTACCAAACTCGAATTGTGGCTCTGTAATTACACCTTCTTGATCAATACTAAAGCCATTAGCGTTTGCCACACTACAAGTAAATTCAGGTGACGGTTTTGTAGGCGTACTAAAGTCAAGATAAAATGGACTCCTTGCGTTAATCTTGCTCATTTTGTTTGATTTTGTTTTATAATAAACGACATAAAATTGGCAACGTCTAGTCCGAATGCCTCTGTTATTTCTTCGGGTATATCCACAAAATACTTTTCAAAAGGCTTTGTAAAAAACAAACTAGGCTTTAATCCGTTTCTGTATACGCTTGTTGCTATTGCATATTTAAGACTTTGTCTAGACATAAACTTCCCATCTTTATCACGAGGAGCAATACCCCTAGATATTGTCCATTTGTCTAAACTGCTAGGTGGTATCATTTTTTTATTACCACTATAAGCATATGGAGTGTTGTATTTTTTTCTAGTTCCACTCACACCCTTGTCAACGAACTTTGCGTAGTAAGGCATCTCAATATTAAACTCTAAGCTATTTTTAGACGTTTTAACGGCTCCTGGTTTGATAGACTTATATAAGTTACCACTCGCAGATTTATCGTCTTTTAAAAGGTTCTTTTTAGCCTCCTCAATAACGATGTCTCTGTACTTTTCTAATGCCTTTTGTAGATTGTCAAATTTTAACATATGTAAATATCGTTTTGTACATACACAGTTATTGTAGTCGCCCATCCGGCAATCTTATTTTCAAACCTATCTACAAATGGTTCACATACCGGATTGCCATCTAATTGGTATTTGCTAGTGTAAAGTGTTCCGGATCTGAGTTTCTCTACAAGTCTATTTGAGATTGCTAGTTGTGTGTTGAGTACATCTTGCTCATTATCATTACCCGCAAACAAATCTACGGTTGCTTCTTTAGAGGTGTCTACAACGTCCATAGTCATTACGGTTATGCTAAAAGATAGCACCCTTTCTTGGTGTGTGACGTTATTTATCATTATGTGTCCTAGCGGAAAAATGGTTTGCTTACTTAAATCCACTTCTGTAATATCGCCAAAAGTAACAGTGTTGATATGCTCGTTGCTTAGTAACTCTTCTTTTATTTTGTCGGTTAGAAGATAAAACCCTTGTGCACCTACGCTCATTTTTTAAAACTGTTTTTTATTTGTTTGGCTTCTAGATCACTCTTCTCCTTTTCAAAACACAACGCTAATAAGCAAGTGTTCAAATTCATTTCTTCTATATCTTTATATCTTGTAACATCTCCTTTAGCAAGTGTATAGATCGACTGATACCAACCCCATTTTCTTGTAAAGTTTGTTGCTGAGTCGAGCTTAATTCCTTGCTCTGATTCTCCAAAAATTTCGTCATACCGATCGACAATTCCATCCCTAAATGATAAAAAAAAAGCAGACTACTAAAAACTGCGTCTAAAGGCATTAGCCTCATAGCATCATAATATGCGTCTCCTTTGTAGGGTTCTATTGTATAAAGATCATCATACTTTTTTTCTATTGGTCTGTACAAAACTGCCATAGCTTTATACATTTGCGACCAATCTGAAAGGTTTGTATCTAGGTCAATGTACTCACCAAAAGTCATATCGTCTAGCTTAGGTATAAAACCAAACGATGTATCGCCTAGCGTAAACTCTCTCACTAGCTCAGGCTTTTTTGATAGTAACCCCTCTAGGTTTGATACAATACGCCTTACATCGCTTAATTTTAGCTGCAAGCCATCTTCATAATTTATGCCTGTAAACACCTCTAGTGTCTTTAGCAAATAAAAGCTATCTGAACTTTTAGCATCACGCATATTTGTATATTGATCTAATATATCTAAATACTTTGCGTACTGCGTTAATGTTATTTCGCTTAATGTGTCCGGGACTTGTACTTTAATTTCCATATTAATATAACGTCATTATTTATTATTTGAGCAAAAAAAAAGGGCATCTGTAAAGATACCCAATTTTCCATTTAACCAAACAAATAATCATCTCCTCATCATAATCGTTTTTTGATGCACATCTTGTAGAGTAGCAAATCGATCGCCTACAAGTCTACCGCACAAAGGTACAAGTTCTGTTAAAAATTTACCATTAAACTTTTTCTCTTTCATTCCTTTTCGTCCAATAGCATTTACATTCTCTTTTCTTCTGCCGAAATAGCCACGCTCTCTATTCGGTTCATCTTCGACAGTAATACTACCCTCATACTTTTTAGTACGAGGGCAATACAAATCTAAGTGGTATCCTAAGTGTTCGAATCTAGTATCCATTATACGTTAATTTTATCTAGTTTTTTATAGATCATATTTAGTTTAGCAGACATCTCTCTAGCATCTACAGCGCTCTCAAATTTTACACGAGCATCTAACTCTACTTGTAACACACTAATAGATCCCATAACTTCGCCAATCTCTCTGGCAACGTCCATACGACGGTCTAAGTTTTCTTCTCGCAACTTATCCACGGTTCTAGCAATTCTAGTTTCTACTTTCATAATATTAGGTTTTAGTTAAACAATACTCTAATATACAACTTTTTTTGTTATCAACAAATTTTTAATAAAGTTTTTTATCTGATTGCGTATTTGCCATAGTTAGGTCTTGCTAGTTTATTGTATGTAGCATAACGACAAGCGTCTAAACTATGGTTGTACATATCGACAGGTTGATTAAGTACATTGCCGTTTTTATCTTCTCGCCATTTATAGTTTCTAAACTCCTTAATTGTATTTACACTATCCTTGGTTACAAATAGCTTGTACCTTTTTAGCATATCTATTCCGATGTTTATGGAGTCTCTACCCTTAGTTGCCGGTTTGATATTCCATCCGAATTTGTAGATCTCATCTATGCTCTTTGGCTCTGCCGAATCTGCAAAGATTTCTTGCCTTCTTCCTATGTCTAGTCTTTCAAGTTCTTTAGCAATATCTTGGTTGGTCATACCGGTGCGATAAATGTACTCTTTAAAGTACAAACTTGTGTCATACCTCCATACGCCAATTAGTGTCGTAGGGTCATTTGTATATCCGAAGTCCATACCGTATGATAAAAACTGTGCCTCTTCCGGAATGCTATCAGCTAAGCTAGAATTAAATATAAGGCTTTTACCAGCTCCAACTTCGCCTAGTCCGTAGATCTTCCAATAGTTTGGATCTGTATCTTTTAAACGCTTTATTTCAGACTTAATTGAATCGTCAAGGAATGGATTATTTTTATATGTAGTAATGTAGAAGTCCGCATCATCTCTTGTCTTTACTTTGTCATATATCCAATGGAACTCGTCTGATGGATTGTAGTCTAAAATGATTTTTTCTTTTGTACGAAATATCAATTGTTGCCAATCTTCCCAATGCAATTCGTTTGCCTCGTTTACAAATAGCAAATCCCTTTTTCTACCACGCACCTTAGCTGGTTGATCTAAAGAAATGAACTCAACAAGATTGTTGTTAAGGCGATATTCAGCACTACTTTTGTTATGAAGATACTCGTCATATAATCCGCTTTTTCTTAATATTTCTATAAAGTCTCTCATTGCAGACGTACGCAAAGATGGATACGTCTTCCTAGCAATTGAGATAGTTTTGTTTTTGTTTCTTAGGCAATAAGAGAATATGATCCACAAAAGAATGTTAAACGTTTTCCCGGATCTAGTTCCCCCTTGCTCAATCGTTATTCTCTTTTTAGATTGTTCAAGATGTCGAAAGACTATGTTAGTCCGGTAGCTCTTCATCTATGATTTCTATGCGGAAATGATTGTTGCTACCCATATCCAACTCTTGTCTTTCTACATAGCCTCTGTGTTTGGCTTTAGATTTTAAGTAGAACATTATTGATGCCTCTTTGTTGTTCGATATATTTTCAAATAACTTTGACTCTACAAAGTCAATAGTTGCCTCTATTATACCTTTGGCTTCCTTCTCATAGTCGGGATCTTCTTCGCACCATCTATAATGCGTTTGCCTACTAATGTTTGTTTTCTTACAAGCAACGGATACTATGCCTAGTGAATTTTCTAGTGCGTCTATCATTTGCTTTTTTTTAGTGTCACTTTTGTCACTCATATTTTTATTTTTATGTCAGCTTTTTCGCATACGTTTTCGACTTGTTATAGTATGTCTTTTTTGTCTAGTTCAAACTCCTCGAAACAATGTGGGCAAGTTATGGTAGCCTTCTCTTGTAGTGGCTCTTTGTATTTGCTTTCCATCTCCTCTTGCTTTTGTTGGTAGTCTGTTTGTGTTATTTCGTCTATATTAAATCCCACACTATCGTCTAGCCAATTGTTAAGGTTTATGTTTTGAAAGTAGTTTTGCATATCTACATTGTTTCCAATCTCTCTCAACTCTACCATTAACTCATCGTTATCCCATATGGTCAACTCGTGTGTTTTGTTATCTGCTATTCTGTACTCCTTTGCCTTTTGTTCGTCTAGTTCTGCGATAACACAATCTACATCCTCATATCCAAGTTGTAATAAAGCTTTGTATCTAGCGTGTCCTGTTATTATAACGTTTTTTTTATCTAACACTAAAGGTTGATTGAATCCATACTTTTGTATTGACTTCTTTAACGCATCTACGGTTTTGTTATTTTTCCTAGCGTTTCTCCAATATGGTTTGATCTCAGATAATTTTTTCTTTTGGATTTTCATCTTTGTATTTCTTTTTGATTTGCAATTGTTTTTTAAGTTCCCAAGATTGTTTGTACTCTGTGTCCTCGAATAGTTTTGAGAACCCAGTAATGTGTTTTAGACGTATCAACTCTTCTGCCTCCATACCTAGTTCTTTTAAAATGTCTACATCCTCCCAACCGTTATCTAGCATCTCAAATACAATATTACTCATCCCGGATACAGAGTGTTTGCCTCTTGCTCTATTATGTCTTATAGTAGACGCCATCCTGTCGTTAATGTCTTTGTCGATTACTACCACCGGCAATCTATTGTGGTTCCTTTCGCTTATGTCTTTGTATCTTTTTGACGTAAAGTATCTGTGAAATCCATCTACAATAACATACTTATCTTTCTTTTCGTCATATACTGTAACAACCGGTTGCGTATATCCGTCGTGCGAAATAGATGTGTACAATAGTTTCATCTCGGTCTTAGCGACACTATTAGGATTGTAGTCATTAGCTTGTACTTGGTCTAGTTCTACCCATCGCACTCTGTTTATAGGTTGGTGGTTTAGCGGAGATATTTCGTCTATGTACTCTTTTACTTGCTCTAGAAACTCTATGGGATCTTTTGCGCTGTCTAGTTCTTTTTTTATGGCATCTTTATAGCTCATCCGGTATGTATTTGTTTTTAATTCTAGTGTACTTTATTTTTTCTCCTCTAGTCCATCTTCTAAAGTCCTCCATCTCAGGTGTCTCTGTAAAGTTACGCAATTTAGTTAGATCTTCATCGTTGGCTAAAATTGTGTTGATTTCTGCTTTTATTAATTTGTTTTTATTGAGCATTTTTGCGTATCGCTCATCGTACAACGTCCACTTCTTTTTAAACTTGTCTTTTACTTTTTCGTTATTGACTAGCTTGTCTGTTAAAAAATCCCTGTACTCTTCCCAAGACTTAAACATAAAAGGCAACTCTTTTACAAAATAGTCCTCCTTACTCAACTTCCCGGCAGTATCAATTCCCGACATACGTTTTGTTAAGGCAAGCCAAGTGTCCTTCTCGATTTCTTGCAAATAAAATAACGTTTGTATTGCAGTTTCGTGATGCAAATTAGACACCCTCATACTCCTTACCGGCACACCATACATATATTGGTAGTCATATACCTTAGTGTAGCTCCAATTGTTGTCGTGTATAGCTTTCCAAACATCTGTGTAACTCCAATCATATATTGGATAAAATGTGTATTGGTCTTTTTCAGGATTTAACTTTTTACCCCAAGTAATGTATTTGTAAGTTACATCTTGGGTCATAGCCACGTGCCTTCTAGGACTTTCTTCTGACCTTACACCTCCTAACAATACGGTGCGATCCGGAAAATCCGTTGCTATTATTTTATTAAATAACTCATAAAACCTTTCTGTACCATAATTGTTTTGCGTTATAGAGTTTGGCTCTCTGTCTCTCATCCACTCTTCACCTTCTCCCCAAGCGATAACCCATTGCTTTATATTAGACGATGCGTTGAATATCTTAAAAGGTATTTGATACCATCTTAGATCTACGTCGGGATCCTCATTCACTTCTCGCATATGATCTATAACCGCACCCCACTCTGCCTCTTGATCTAGGAATAATGCTTTGACCGGTAGCTTACCTAGTTCTCTAGCCACCTGTACAGTTAATCTAAGCGTCACAGTCGAATCTTTACCGCCCGAGTAACCCACGACTACATCGTCAAACTCTTGGTATAAATAACGTATCCTATTTAATGCCTCTTCATATACGTTGCTTTTTTTGTAGATCTTCATTTTATTTTATTTAAAGCTTTTGACAACCTTGATGAATTTAGCTCATTACCAGCGACCACAAAACCATACTTGTCTAACACTTTTAGATAATAGCCAATGCCAACAAATAATTCTAAAACGTTTTTGTATTTATCTTTAAACATTTCGCATATGATCTTTAAAGATTTTAATCCTTTTGTTTTTTGCAAATCACTAAAGTCTAAGATTTCATTATCATTTAACGTGACGCATATTATACAATTTTTAAGATTATTAGCATAAGTCTTTTCGTAATATTGCACATCTTTTACATTAGCTTTTGATTGTAGCTTCTCTATTATTGACTTAGCTTGATGCACACCGTACACTATAAACGCATAATTATTGACGTATTTTGTAATCAAATCGACAACCCTATCTTCTAGTTGAAATTGATCAATCAAATCGCTGTCTAGATTTGTGGCTTTTTTATTTATCGTTTTCCAATACTTTAAATTACCACTACCCCAAGGCGGGTCTGTATAACAAAAATCTAATCCATTAGGAAAATTTTTTTGAATGTTATTTTCTACGGCAGGATCAATAATGTTTTTATTTGTAATAAAATGTCTCATAATTTGTATTGTATTTTTGTGTAGTTTTTAAATTGCTTTGTAATTGTTGCGCCTCTTTTTAAGTGATAGTCTATGGACATCTTTGTACAAGTCATCTCTATAACCTTTACACCTTTATTCAACAAAAAAGACACGCGATGTTTTACTAGCTTATCATATATGCCTTGACCTCTATATTCAGGCAAAACATATGTAGACCTCAACAAACTCTTAGACTTTAAAACCTCATAACCACTAATTGCAACCAATTTTTTTTTGTCGTAAAAGCCTATGTAATTTGTGTTCTCGTGAAATATTAAATTATGTTTTTTGGCGTCTTTATGAAATGGTATTGTTTTGTAATATGGTATTGGCTTAATCATATCTCAACCCGGTTTATTAATTTAGTTTGATCTAGTCCATAACCCATAGTCCAATACCGGTATCCATTAGCATAAAAATACTTGACAGGCATTTTAAAAAACTTTGACCAAGTAGAGTTTTTCCTCATATACTTTACAACCTGAATAAACACATCATCATCCCAACTTGTCCTTAAAGTATATGAATGAGGATGCGTATTGGCATATGTTTTAGCAAAACGATATTCGGCATTCTCTAGCAATTCTACAACTCTAGACTTGTTCATATTCTTTTATCTTTTCTTCCAGTTGTTTGTTTTCATCTTTTAGTATTCGTATTTGATTCACCATAGAATGATACATACTACCAGCATAATGTCTAAGACCTACGTGTTTACAACATAGGTCATACAATATTCTATATTTTTCATTAAGGTCTTTTTCATAAGACATTAAATTGTCAAGCGTTTTAATACCGTGCAATACAGTAGCGTGATCTTTTTTAATACTATTGCCAATAGATGACAAAGTTTTTTTCTCAGCAAACTCCATACACAATTTAAAATACATAAATCTTGCCTCAACGTAGATGCTCCTTCTAGTGACCTTAGAAATGTCTAGTCCGTAATAATCATCTACAATTCTTTTTATCTCAATGTGTTTCATTCTGTTCTTAGTTTTAATAAGTTGTAGCATTCTGAATATTTTTCTTTAGCCTTAGATTTATATTGCAATTTAAACAATTCGTACAACTTCCTGCGATATTGATACTCAGTTTTACATTCGGCATAATACTCTTTAGCAAATGCAACTCCCTTACCGGGAAAGTAATTTACATTGTCAGCCGTATCTCCAGCTATCATTTGCTCGTAGAAATTATACAACGCATCCTCATAGCTTATATCGTAAACGCATTTGTGCTTATAGTGATAGTTGTAATATAGACAAGGGAATTGCTTGTAATCTTTGTCAAGCGATACGATCATAACGTTGTCTCTTCCGGCAGTCTCGCATATCTCCTTCCAATATCTAGCTACCACATCGTCAGTCTCTACTCCGCATCCTGCTATACTATCATACTGCCTAGTAACGTAATTGTGCATCTGGTTTAGTAAAGGAGGCAATTCATACTTTTTCCTTTGTGCCTTATACTTTTTTGTAATTAACTTTCTAAAGTTGCCTCTAGAGTTGTTAAATATCAATACGTCATCCACAGTATATATCTCTTCTATGTCGTTTAGCATCGAGTGGAATACCTCATCAAACTTTCCTTGTGCATCTTCTATTTCGGTGTAATAAGGATAGTCATCCGGGTGTTTCTTTTTACGATAACAAGAACCGAATACTAAAGAGTCAGCGTCAACTAATAGAATCATACAAATATATTATATCACAATGCTCTTTACACTTACTACATATGTCGGTCTCAATAGGCATTAAGGGTGCGCTACAACAATTACTTACGATCTCCATAATACTTACTTTTTACATTTTGCCACCAAGTCTCTTGCGTATCGGCAATAGTTATCTTCCAAGTGTTGTTTACCAATCGTCGTCTCACGACAATATTAGTGTCTAGTCTTTTACTTTTTTCCATTTCTATTTTCTATTAATTTATCTTGTAAGTCTCTAAAGTCATCGTCATAAAACTCAGAAGGTCTAATCTTAATTGAGTCTTGTAGATTTAATTGTAACATAGCACCGTTAAAACAAACAGGCATTTCCGGATCTAACTCCATACAATGTGCAACGGTTTTTCCGCCATCCATATAGTCTATTTCAACCGGGACAAACATATCTTTGGCTAGTAAGTTGATCATAAATTCTTTATCTTCTAGATCCATCTTAGCATATACGTCAATTAGTTTATCCTTTATCATAGCTAATCATAGTTTCATTATCTTTTTCGCACTCGGTACAATACTCATCCATAGTAGGCTCGTTACAACTTTTACATAAGCCATATTGTTCACGCAAGTGATTCGCTATCTCATACCAGTTTACGTTATGTAAAAAGGCGTGAGCATAATCTCGTGCCAAAAGTTCGCCTTGTTGGTCTATAATTTCTGCACACCAATCTTTAAGCTCTTCTGCATCGTAACCTGCTAGGTCTTCATTACCATCGATCATTTCTAAATTTACACGCCAAGTAGCGTAGTTAGTCCATCCGTTCATAATTTTACATTTAGTTTAAGTTTCTCTTCTAGTTCTTCAATACGTTTCTCAGCTTTTCTGGCTCGTTCTACGGCTCTTAATTTATCGGTTCGATACTCGGATACCATTTTACGCATTAAGCGTACAGACTCCTCCATATTAAACGAATAATAATACATCCGTATATTAGCATCAATCATCTTATCAATAATATCGCTAGGTTTTTTAGCCTTCCATTCCAATAAGATATTAGACATCATATCGAAATCATTAGCAAACTCGATAGCTTTTAACAAATCTATTTTTTTGTCAGTAGCGTCTCTATTTAGATAATCTATATTTTCCATACCTCTAATGTACGAAAAAATACGTTATCAACAAATTTTTAATAAGATATATTATAATTGGTAATTGTAGATTGAGATTCTTCCAATAAATAAACCTCTTTGTCTTTGCGTTTTTTAGTCCATAATGTAGTGTCAGGACAATATAATGTAGTTACGTTTGGCATAGAAATATTGTTGAGCCAAAACATATAGTTTGCTTTTGTGTCGTTTACAAAATACAACTTGACAATGTCTTTTGGCATACTCATTAGTTGATCGTACTTGTACTTTTCAAGCATTTTAGTCTCATAATACTTTTGACGAAACTTCATCTCAATAACACAATCAAAACCTTTTGAGGTTTTACCTTTAGCGTCATAGTGTTCATAGTTACCCCCACACCATTCAAGCTCCCAATCGTCGAAATTTAAAACTTCTACAATGGATTGTTCCCACAAATGAACATCGCTAATTTTCATTGATATATTTTAAACATATCATCTAGTTGCTTTGCCCATTCTTTAATAATTTTTCCACCGTTACAACTGCACGGCTTATAAAAAGAATGGTTAAAATGTTTAGCGTGAAGATCACATAAAAGAGTAAAATCGGATGCAGTAAGTTTAGTTCCATTGTATCTGCTTTTAAAATCATTCCACAATTGCAGATCTTTATCTAGTTCCATAAATCAATTTTTATGTCATTTAATTTTTTTTGTCTTTCAGCACAACCGCAAGATTCATAACCGAGTATGTCTATTACAATCTTATTTACCAACCATTTAATGCCGGTGTATTTAAATATCGTCGCCAATATGTTTCCTAGTTTCATATATTTTTTTTATTTGTTTTTTAATAATGTTTATGGTATTACGCAAACTCCAATATGTTATCTTAGTTTCTTTTGATAATTTAGACAATGCAGTTTTGTCATAAAACACTTCTTTGAATATGCGCCTTAGATAATAACGTTCAAGATCTTTTTTTGTGTAATTTTGTTCTTCTATGTCTGTTTCATCTAGCAGACTTAAATATAAATCGTCGTTATACCAATCTTCTATTGTTTTGCTTTTATTATAAATGTCTTCTATTTTTTCATTAAAACAATACTCTATAAAATCATCCTCGCTTGACGCTTGATCGTCTACCATCCAATCTTTAAACTCAACAATTTTGTATTTTTTTAAACGTCTGCAATAATCATAATACATACTCCTTAAAGTTAAATACACAAAATAAATATTGATCTCATTATTTTTATACAATATTGAGTTGCCGGTTTTTTTAACGTATGTATCAACTTTGATATACATTTCTTGAGTTATGTCTTCGCATAAATCTTCAGCACAACCTAAAGATCTTAAATGTCGTATCCATAATTTATGCTTTTTATATAATAATGTTAATATCTCCACCAAGTAATATGTATTCCAAATAAAACAAACATAATTGTAATTTGATGGTACATATTTTCTTCAGAAACATTTTCTTCATCCGGTTCTAAGTTTGGATTGTAGTATAATGCACCTAGAGAAATGCCGTACAACGGTATAAATTGTATGTCAAAAGCCATCTTTTTTTTCTCTAAGTTAGGCAATTATTTTAAAAAGGCAAACCTCCAGGCGTTTTAACGGCTTCTAACAAGTTATTACCACCTAGTGTATATCCTACGTTATTAATTACAGATTTAAGCCTTAAAGGGTTATCTAAAGACGTAGGGCGACCTCCTGTTTCAATTTCTTTTACTTTCCTAATATGTAAATGAGAATACATATAATCAGTAGGGTGTTGCACGTAGCGATGTATAACCATAAAATCATCCGCACGGTTTACAAATTTACCACCTCCTTCAACGTCACTAGCCATAGGCGGAATAGGATGCCCGGCAAACTCGTGAAAATTATTATGCGTTTTTCGTAGTGCCTCAGTATTAGCGTGTGTATTAAGCCAAGTAGTTATATTATACTTTTTACAAAATATCCTAAACTCAGTACAAGCTTGATAGTCGTACTCGTGACCTCCGACAGATTTTAATAAGTCTACATCTTTTTTTAGTGAGTTATAAGGATCAACAAATAAACCGTCATAATCCCAAGCGTCTTTTACCACAGTTGCAAGAGTAATAATCTCACGGTAAGTGTACATCTTAGACGTATCGACAAACTTAAAATATTTATTTATAAAATCACTAGACCGTTTAAATCCTTCATCGCTAATTTTATTTATAGGCAATTGCTCTATAAACTCCATTAGCTTTCTAATTAAAGTGTAGGGCTCATTCTCGCTAGAATACACCAACCATCTTTTTTTGTGCAATACAGAATACAAAAGCATTAAGTATAACGCAATAGACGTTTT